GGAGAAGATTCGCAAGGCGGTTGAAGCAACTGCACCAGATGGGATGGTGACCAAATACGAAAGCATTCAGGCACTGCGTGAGGCACTTGGCTTGAAACCGTCCACGGTTAACCGCTCACTCAAATCAGGCGAAGCCTTGGCCCGTGGCCCATATAAAGGCTGGTCGTTCAAATACGCTTGACCCGCCGTAAACGCTGTGCTACCCTCTCTCAAACCTAGCCTTCACGCTTGCCAACCCGACTAGGCGGGACTTCTCCTCAGAGATGGCAAGAGCAGATTGAGGATAAATCATGGGATTCGCTACTTTCTCCGGCCCCGTACGCACGGGCACGCAACGGTACAACGCTGGCGAGAACACGGGCCTTGTCACCCTGTCTCGCACGGCTTACGTCAATGTGTCTGGTGTGGCGCTGACTGCTGCCCCGGTGGCGCAGACGCTGTTCAACTTGCCTGCTGGGGCCAAGATACTGAACTTCGTGCCTGAAGTTCTGGTGACCGTTGCGGGCAACTCGGTGTCTCAGGTTGGCGTGCAGATCGGCAAGGCGGGCTCCGCTGCTGAGTTTGCCGCCTCGTTCAACACGGGCACCGCAGTAGCGCGTGTAACGCAGGCCGTGGTGGATACGGCCATCTCCGGCAAGGTCGCTGCGTTGGACAACATTGGCACGGTTGATGTGCCGGTTCAAGCCACGTTTACGGCCACCACGGGGAACCCGACTTCTGGTCAGATTGCCATCACGGTGATCTATCAGCAGCGTGCGGACAATGGCGCTCAAGTGCCGACCACGTTCCAAAACTGATGATGGGGGCTTCGGCCCCCTCCTTTTAGGAGAACGTAATGACGATGCAAACTGACGTCAAGTCGGCGCATACGGAAGCCACAGCGCTCATGGTGTCTGGTCGCACCCGCATGAAAGGCTATCAGTGCCTGTCAGGCGGTACTGCTGGGGACATCATCTTCACGGACGGCAGTGCGACGGGGCCAGAACGGCTGCGTTTCAACGTACCGGCAAACACCAACAACCCGTTTTCGATGATCATCCCTGGGCAGGGCATCCTGTTTGATTCTGGGATCTACATCACGATTGCAACGGGCGCAAAAGTGACGGTGTTCTATGGCTAAGTCGCCCGCATGGCAGCGCAAGGAAGGCAAGTCTGAGGCCGGAGGGTTGAACGCCAAGGGTCGCGCCAGCTACAACGCTGCAAACCCCGGCAAGCCTGGGCTCAAAGCCCCGCAGCCTGAAGGCGGTTCTCGCCGTGATTCATTCTGTAAAAGAATGACGGGGATGAAGAAAAAACTCACCAGCGAGAAGACGGCTAAAGATCCGAACTCGCGCATCAATAAAAGCCTGAGGGCGTGGAACTGCTGAGATGGAAGCGACAGTACTCTGGAACCTCGTCCTGACCATCCTCATTGGTGCAGTGGCGTTTTTCATGACATCCAAGTTCAAGGAACTAGATAGGTTGTCCATCCTGCTCAACCGGACGCGGGAAGAGATTGCCCGTGACCACATCACGCGGGCTGAGTTCCGGGCAGACATGAAGCAGTTGTTTGAACGCTTCGACTCCATTGAGAAGAAGTTGGATTTTTTGCGAAACCGGCGAGATGACTGATGCCGGTCAAGTCTGAAGCGCAGCGGCGGCTAATGTATGCTGCCATGAAAGATCCCAAGGGCACAGGCATCCCCCGTAGTGTTGCCGAGAAGTTTGTTGGGCCGAAGGCCCATGCACAGGGCGGTGCCCTAAAGGAGTCCGAAATGGCTGAATCGAAGAAGATGATTGGTAAGGAAATGGCTTTCATGAAGAAGAAGGGCGCTCCGAAGTCCATGATCAAGCACGAGATGGCTGAAGCCAAGGGCAAAGGTTACGCCAAGGGCGGCGGCATCGAGTCCAAGGGCAAGACCAAGGGCAAGATGATCAAGATGGCGATGGGCGGCAAAGCCTGCTAAAGGGTAAATCATGGACTACGCAGCCGAAGCTAAACGAGAAGTTGGGTCTCTTAGGAAGCGCCATCCTGAGAAGCCCCCTGCTGGCGTTCAATCAGAATTGGATGCCATGAAGCAGCGCAAGGAAAATGAGGCTGGCATGAAAGTCCATGAGGGCCGCAGGCTTGCCAAGGGCGGAGTCACACGTGCTGATGGTTGCGTCAGCAAGGGCCATACCAAGGGAAGGATGGTGTGATATGCCAAAAACAAAAATAGAAGACCGCGCAACACAATTCCATCCTGCCTACATGGGTCTTTCCGACTATGAGGCTATAAAAGAAGATGAAAAACTAGCTGCTGAAAAAGGTTTGCGCGGTAGTAGCGGCGCAGCCCGGAGTCGATTGAAACGTGATTCTGAAGTAGGTAGGTATGCAAATCCAGAATATGAAGGCGATCTAGGGCAGTTTTTGAAAACGGGCGGCAAAGTCAAAGGCTACGCCAAAGGCGGCAAGATCGACGGCTGTGCCCAACGAGGCAAGACCAAGGGCAGGTACATCTGATGCGGGCCAGTCGCGGCATGGGTGCCATACGCCCTGAACTCAAAGGCAAGGTGAAGCAGCGCCGTGACAACACCGACTTTACGGAGTACGCCGAAGGCGGCGAGGTTGGTCTGTATGCCAATATCAACGCCAAACGTAAACGGATTGCCGCAGGATCGGGTGAAGCCATGCGCAAACCGGGCACTCCCGGCGCTCCTACTGCCAAAGCGTTCAAGCAGTCTGCCAAAACTGCAAAGAAGTAACCCATGACCACATCCGGCACCACCACGTTCAATCTTGACCTCAATGAAGCGGTCGAAGAAGCCTTTGAGCGTTGTGGTGCTGAGTTGCGCACAGGTTATGACCTGCGTACCGCAAGGCGTAGTCTTAATCTTCTCTTTGCAGATTGGTCGAACCGTGGCGTGAACATGTGGACTATTGAGCAAGGCTCACAAGTCCTAACCCCCGGCACCAATACCTACACACTGCCCGCCGACACCGTTGACTTGCTTGAGCATGTAATCCGCACTGGTGCTGCGGCTGCTTCAACGCAGACCGATCTGACCATCACGCGCATCAGCGTTTCAACGTACTCCAGCATCCCGAACAAGCTGCAAACGGCAAGGCCGATTCAGATCTGGATCAACCGCCAAGCGGCGGCTCCGCAGTTCACGGTGTGGCCCACGCCTGACAATTCTCAGACCTACACGCTGGTGTACTGGCGCTTGCGCAGGATGCAGGACGCCGGGACGGGCGGCACGTACACGCAGGACATCCCCTTCCGTTTCCTGAACGCGCTGGTTGCTGGACTTGCGTATTACCTGTCCATGAAGATCCCTGGTGCGATGGAACGAATGCAGGTATTGCAACAGCAGTATCAAGAGGCTTGGGAGCTTGCGTCTACTGAAGACCGTGAGAAGGCTGCTGTGCGGTTTGTCCCAAGACAGCAGTTCATCACATGAGCAATAGGTTTGCAAACGGCGCAAAGGCATTCGGTTTCTGTGATGTCTGTGGCTTCCGTTTTGACCTGAAGAAGCTGAAGAATCTCGTAGTCAAGACCAAGCAGACGCAGATCAAAGCGTGCCCCCAGTGCTGGACCCCTGATCAGCCACAGCTTCAACTGGGGATGTACCCCGTCAGCGACCCGCAGGCCATCCGTGATCCACGCCCTGACACGAACACATGGTACTCATCGGGCGTAACGGCCACAGGATCGTTTGGCGAAGGCAGTCGGGTGATTGAGTGGGGCTGGGCTCCTGTGGGCGGCTCCAGAGGTTTTGATGCGGCGCTGACCCCTAATGCCTTGGCACCAAGGGGATTAGTCGGTACAGTCACGGTTGTTGTCACGTAAGGAGTGATTATGGAAAAGCAAATGCGCAAAGTTGCCAAGGAAGAAGTTGGCAAGCATGTGAAGGCCATGCACAGCAAGGGCTTCAAGAAGGGCGGTCCCACTACCGAGGACCGGCTGAAGTACGGCAAGAACATGGCTCGTGCCATGAACCAGAAGACGGGTTGAACCATGCTGAAAGCCAAAAAGCTGTCGCCCGCCAAG